GCTGGATGCTATAAGTTGATATTCCATGGAATGTCAACCTCCTTTCATAGAGCATCACCTAACAAATAATATAAAATTTTCTACAATAAAATTGCCCTCCTTTGCCCTTAATAATAATTAAAAGCTTGGAAAGGAAAAGCAGTAGTGGCAGGAATTATAACTGTATTAATTATCTCTTGCGGAATTTCACGTTGGATATATGAAACATTTAATCTGTATCCCCTACCACTTTCATCCGCTTTAATGACTTTCCAGTGGTCACCATTTTCAAAAGTAATTGAATCTCCATTTTTACTTTTTATATATCCTTGTACACGACCTTCATAAGAAGAAATTCCAATACGATTATAATGATAAATAATTTTTTCTAACTGAGCATTTCCATCAATTGTATTACTGCACCAAACGCCGCCTCTTATCATTTATAAAACAATCCTTTCTTTAAATAACTGTAAAAACTTTTCCTGCCCGCAATCTATTGGACTTGCTTTATATCCAGTAATCATATTTTTATCAAATATAAAACTTATTGTAACAAAATTTTTATATTTTTCTCGCAATTTTAATAGGTTATTTTTTAAATGTACAAATTCTTTATCTCCGATTTCTTGGAATTGTCTATCAAAAGCAATAATTATTTCTTTTGCTCCACTTTCCAAAAGTAATTGTATCTGATATGCAGAAACTGAACTACCGCAACAAGCAACTGAAATATCATTCTCTATTCCGAAATAAGATTGGTATAATAAAGTAGATTTTTCCCCTTCAAGGACAATAGCTTTGCCAATATTTTTAATATTATTTTTACTATTATTTAAATTATATAGATTCATTCCAAGAGGATGATTATATAATATCTGATTAATTTTTAAAGGGCGATATTTACCATATCTTTCTCCTTCATCAGTACACAATGTGCGGCCACGCAAACCCACAAATCTACCATTTATATCAAAATGCGGGATAGTAATTTGGTCACCACCAAGATAATATCCAATTTGAGCAAAATTAATTACTTCTTGAGATATACCTTCATTTAGCCAGGGAGTAAGAGCTATATTATAATCAAAATGACTTAACACAGTAGAATCATATTCTTTTAAAACAATTTCATTTGTCTTAATTGCAACGTTTTGGATACGGTCATAGTTTGCTAAAAATTTCCAATCAGTTAATTCACTATCTTCTGGAATATCTTCTTCTATACCAGACAAACCAAATTTTTGGGCAATCCATCTAATAGCATCATTTAAATCAAATTTTTTACTATGTTGAACATCCATAATTTTTATAACTAATTGAAAAATATCAAAATAAGAATCGCATCCTGTATAACAACGAAATAATCTACTATTATCATAATAATAAAGTTTTTTACTTCCTTCTCCTGGAAGATTGTGACAAATAGTGTGGGAGAGAATCCCGAATGAAGTGTATTCGGGGTCTCCTCCCCATTCTTGAAGTAATTCAAAAATATTATTAATAGTTAAACTATCTCGTATTTCATTTTTATCAAATACTAACATTAGTATTGAATAACATTAGTACAATAACCTTTCAGACCAAACTGCTCATTTACAATCTTGCACAAATAGTCATTAGGACGCATCTTTGCTTCATCGCCCTTTCGATTCTTCAGCAAGGTTTTAGCCATCTCAACGGGCATCTTATATTCAATATATCCAGCTTTCATAATAAATAAATCTCCTTTAATCTTCACAATCAAATGCGGATTCTTCTTGCAATCTAATTTTTATATCATCCATAGTAACTAATTCATAATCATATGTCGTACAAAACATCGGTTGAATACGACAACATCCCAGATCTGCCTTACACCAAAGAATAACACTTTTATATCTTCCTCGTCTATTTTTATAAATCGACATTTTAATGGTTGGTTTATCAAATACGCTTGAAGAAAGAATTTTTCCAAGAGATTCAATATCTTCTTCTTTTACGTTTAGAAGAATTGAACCATAATCAATCTTATCTGCAATAGCTTTCGCGCCACGCAACAAATTTTGGTCTGGGGTTTTAGAATCCTGATAGTCCCCATTTAATTGAGTTGCAGACATTATAAAAATACCATACTGATTACAAATATCTTTCAAACGAGTAGATAACATAAACAAAATATTATCTTCTCTTAATTTGATTCCACCGCTCCTACGAGTGATCTCTTCAAGAATCTTAAGGCTGGTGTGAATGTAGTCATGAAACACGTATTTTACATCATGGTCACGAATATTCTTTTTAATTTTATCTTCGACATCTTTTAAAGAGAAATCAGGAAGTTCTTCCACATAAAGAGGAGCTCCAGCCAAGATCTCTGCCGCTTTAAAGACACGTTCTTCTTCATCACCTTGATACTCACCATTTAAAATATGTTCTTCATTTACATTTGAAATGAAAGCAAGCATCATAGTTTGAATTTCGTCTAACTCCTGTTCTGTTGTAATAAAAAGAACTGGTTGACGAACTCCACAACTAATCCATCCAAATGCTTCATCATAAATTTTATCGCAAGCAATATAACACGCATCAGCAATCATTGAACGAGTCTTACCAACGCCAGTAGCCGCAGACCGCAAATAAAACTTTTTTAATCTTGCTCCACGAGTAACTGTGTTAATAAGTGGCCCATACAAAGGAACACCAACTTCTGGATGCTCTTTGAATCTATTAATTAAATCAACAATTCCTTCTGCGGCCTGCGTGGCTTCACCGTTCTCATCATCTACATACTGCAATCTAATAGCATCAATTTTTGCATCAACTTTATCAGCTATTTGCTCTAATGTTGAATTATCGAGTACATCTTCTTGCAATTGTTTTTTCTTTGTGTCAAAAATATTATCTGGGTCATAAATATCTGAAACATCAATGCCACAATTATCATATGCTCTTAAAAGAGAAAATTTCTTTAAACGGCTATAATAATAATCAAATGCAGAACTCATACTTGCTTCAGATACTTTAAGCAACCATTCTTCGCCTTTTTGCTGTTTAAACACTGCCGCACTTTTTGGACGACTGGATAAGAAATCAGAAATATTTTCCAATGTAATTTTTTGCGCTCCAAGTTCATGCAATTTATAAATTGCACCAAACGCAATTTTATGAAATTCATCTGGGAAATCTTCATCAACGATTGTATACTTATCTGTGAAATCCAAAAGTTGGGGCGTATTATAAACACAGCCAATAACCTGCATAATAGCAGTAGTATCTACAAATTTACTGGCCATGTTCAACCTCCTCTTCGTCCAAAAAAGTGAATAATTTTCGTTTCTTTATATTTCTTTGCGGAACTGGTATTACTATTTCTTTTACTTTTGGCACATAACTTTCAATAATCTTATCTTGATTTTTTTGTTGCGCCTCCCATAAAGAATAATAGTAGTTATAAGCATCTTTATAAATATAAGGAATTATACCAATACCACCATTTGATTTTTCAATAGAATTGCCCTTTATTTCATAAAAATAAACCAATGCTTTATGCATCCCTGAATAAGTAAAATTATAATCAGCAATATAATTGCTTATTTGTCTTTGTATTCTTGTTGGGACATAATCAGTTTTAAAAAGTTGCATTATATATAAATCTAGTTTTTCTTCATCTGTTTTTTCTCTTGAATCTTCTATTTCTTTACAATGCTTATGAGCATATCTTCCGCTTCCTTCTTCATTGCCTTCTCTAATAATAATGCAATCTTCATCATTTCGATTTAAAGTCTTTTTACAATAAATACAAGTAACAAAATCTAAAGGGTTTACTACTTCTGGAGAGGGTAATCCTAATTCTTCAGACAATTGTCTTGCACAATCTAAATGCAAATAGCGTTTTGCTTTAGTCCTTGTATCAATACAATATTTTTGTTTATCTCTATCAAATTTATTTTTACAATAAGTACAAGTTACAACGTGAGCCATATTACCCTCCTTTCTTATTTCTTATATAAATATTATACTATATTTTTATATAAAAATCAAGTCGAGGCGATTAACCTCGACTTGATTTTTATATTACTTCTCAGTTGCGAGAAGTTCATCTTTAATTTCAGTAACTACCAGACTGACTAATTCAGCTTGGTCAATTGTTGCATCAGAAATTTTTCTACCCTTACCCAAATACTTATCAACGATCTGAGTAATACGAGGACTGTAATAAGAAGGATTCTTGTTCATTAGAGTTCCAACAAGCTCTTGGAACTCATTCATCAAAGCATCATAATCATATTCTGCTTTAGTAACAATACTTTCACGTGCATCTGTAATATACTTACCACCATTAAGAGCAGCTTCTTTATCAATAGCTTCATTCAAAGCTTGAACAACATTATCATAATTAAAATCTTCAATAATAGGCTTAATATACTTAAAACGGCAACCAGTTTCTGCGCTATTGTCAGGAGAGCGCATTACCAATCGAACTTTACCTTCACCATTTTCACCTGTATATTTTTCAGCATACATATACAAATCAGCCATATCTTTAGCAATATTGTTAAAAGAAGTGGGACAAGTAGGAACAATTTGGTTATATTCAATGCCATTCTTTGCTTTAAAAGTTTTATCCTTAGAGTGAGAGATAAAAACCAAAGCATATCCCAACTGAGTAATAGCACGACAAGTATCTTCAAATTCCTTTTTTACACGCGTCCAACCTTGACCATAAGGGATATCGCCAATAGCATCAACTCCTGCTTGAGAACAGACATAACGTTCACAGAGCCCACCCGCAATATCAATAGTGTCAATAATCACCGATTTAAACATTGACTTAACATCTTCGTCTTTAAGTTGTCTAAGAACTTGTTTCATCTCGCCCCAGGTGGTAACATCCTGGGCCATTACGCCAGGCAGTGCGTTGTATCCCTTCTCGAATGCTAGAATCAGAGGGGCTGGCATTTGAGATGCGAAAGTCGTTTTACCACTTTTCTCAGCACCATAAATATAAGTAATATATCCACTTAAATCTCTACTAACTTTATGAGGTTGAATAC